TTATGTGGCTGTCGATTGATAGTCAATGAAAGAGTTGGTGTCATGAGTTATAAGTGGGACTGGAAAAATTATGATGAAATAAAAGAGAAAGTAAACAGTCAAAAACAATTTTGGAAATTAATTGAGAAAATATAATGTCAAAAATATCAATCTACGATAATAACGAAAAACTGTCATACAATCCTAATACCATGAAAAATGGAGGAGTTGGTGGAACACAAACAATTATTATTAATGTTGCCGAAGAATTAGCAAAAAGAGGACATGATGTTACTGTTTATATCAAATGTAATTTCCCTGATATTTATAATGATGTCAAATATTATCAACACTATGATTACAAATCCATAAATGAAGATGTTTTAATTGGATTTGAAAGTTTACCCAAAATTCATAATGCTAAAAAAGTGTTTATTTGGTCAACTAGGGTGGCCATTGGTGACGTAACCAAACATAAAGATGTTGACAATCTAATCGTATTAAGTGAATGGCAAAGAGATAGGTACGCTTCTGAATTACCTAAAGAGTTAGTAGAAAAAATGATAGTGATTGAACCTGGCGTAAGTAAAAAATTCTTTCAACCTAATATTGAAAAATGGAGTAAAAGCATTACTTATATCGGACATCCATTTAAGGGCGGAATGAAGGCAATGACAGAATATGCCAAAAGACTAAAACCAAAGGTATCAGAGGCCGACATTCATGTTTATGGTGGAGGAAAACTGTGGGGATGGGATAATACGCAATATAGAAAACTTTACGATGATTTAATTCGCAATAAAATTTTATATCACGGACAAATTGGTAAAAAAAAGTTGAGGTATAATCTCAACAAAACTGAAATCTTTTTATATCCTATTGATAATCATATTCAAGAAACATTTTGTTTGTCTGTTTTAGAAGCAATGGCTTCGGGTTGTGTGGTGATTGCTAATGATAATGGAAATATCAAAAATATAGTAGGAGATACGGGATATATCATTGAAGGTAATGTGAACGATTATAAGTGGCACATAGAAGCAGTACAAAAAACAATCGATCTTTTTAATAATCATCCCTTTATGCTAAAATTATCTGATAAAGCTAGAAAAAGAGCAAAGAAATTTAGTTGGGAAAAGACAGTAGATAATTTAGAGAAACTGTTATAAAAGTTTAAAAGGATACTACAGTTATGATTGTAGGGTATGCATATGTTGTGGCTGATTTAATTCATATCGGACACTTAAAATATCTTCAAGCGTGCAAAGGTTTATGTGATAAGTTGGTTGTTGGTGTTCTCACTGATGGTGCGACAATGGAAAGAAAAGTAAAGCCAATCATATCTTTTGGTGAAAGGCTAGAACTCATTAAATCTCTCGCATTCGTTAATGTGGCCGTCAAACAAGAGAATTATTCTCCATTACCAAATGTTATACAACTAGAACCAGATATAATGTTTGAAAGTACAAGTCACAAAAAAGAAGACTTAATTAATGCAAAAAAAGTATTAAGTAAATATGGAGGACGAATGATAACCATGCCTTATTATGCAGGACAAAGTTCTACTGCCATTAAGAACAAGATACTAAAAAGGTGGAGTCACACAGAAGAAGTACATCCTAAAGTTATAAAATTAGAAGGAGATCAAAATGATAAGTCATAGATTATCAATGATGAAATCAATCCTTTGGAGGGTAATAGGTGTATTTATTTACGCCGCAGTATTTTACTTTTTTACTGGAAAATTCCAATTAACCATAAAAAGTACGTTAACGCATCACACAACATTTTTGTTAGTGTTCTATTTACATGAAAGGTTTTGGATTTGGCTTAAAAAACCAAATTCACCAATCAAGGCTTGGACTTATGAAATAATTCTAGGCATGGGGCTAGGGGGACTAATAGTTTACTACTTCACGGGAACGTGGAAAACGGTTACACTAATAACGGGAACTTATACCGTTATTAAAATTATCACCTATTACATTAATGAAAAAGTATGGTCAAAAATAGAGAGCAAAAAACAATAGCAATAAGTGGATCACATGGTTTTGTGGCTTCAAATTTATCAAAACTATTACAAGTCCAACCCATTCCAAGAAAGATTTTAAGTGATGTGCCCGCATTAATTGATTATTTATCTTCAGTAGACACAATCATTCACACCGCTGCTTATGGTAACTATAATTTTCAGAAAGGAGATAGAAAGGTTTTTGATGTAAATGTAGTTTATACGTTTAATTTATTGGAAGCAGCAAAAAAGGCAGGAGTGAAAAATTTCATTAACTTCAGTTCATCTTATGAACTTGGAACGAAAAAGGAACCAATGCATGAAGAAATGGTGGCAAGACCTGAAACAATTTATGGAGCAACTAAAGCGTGTGGCACTCAAATCACAAGACATTTCTCAAAATTCTTTAACGCAGTAACCGTAAGACCTTTTTCTATAATGGGAGTTGGGGAACAAGACTTTCATTTAATACCGACATTAATTAAAAGTTGTTTGCATGGTAATGAAATACCCTTTGTTCCCGAACCAGTGCATGATTTTATAAATGTAGTAGATTTGTGTAATGGAGTAATAATAATTCTTAATAATATAGAAAAGGTTAACGGAGAAATCTTTCATTTGGGGTGTGGTAAACAATATACAAACCAAGAAGTTTTAAAAATAGTTGAAAAAACAACAGGAAAAAAGGCACACATTAGACTGGTTAAAAGTATGAGAGATTATGATTCTAGTTTTTGGATGGCTGATAACAGTAAATTGAGAGCATTGGGATGGAAACAAACCAAAACACTAGAAGAATCAATTAAGGAGATGGTAGAAAATGTATAAAAAAAGAGTTCTCGAAATATCTTTGTCAAGGAGGTTATGTCGCAGGACATGATTACAGACCAGAACACAAAGGAGTCTTTCCTGCTGTTAATGACTTTTTGGTAAAATATAAAGACAAGTATGAAAAGATTACAATTACAAGTGAAAATGGGTTTTTTATAATTAGAAAAATATGAAATGGATAAGTGAATTACACAATAAACATAAAGGAGGGGAAGTTTGGATTTCAGGTTCTGATCCTTCATTAGAAACATACCCAGATAACTTTTTTGATGACAAGATAGGAATTACGTTACATCTTGCTTATATGAAATTTCCGAAAGCAACATATCATTATTTTAACGAAAGAGACAGATTTATTTACTTACAAGAAAAGTTTCCAGAAATATTAGATCAAGTAAACATATTTGGATATCCTTTTTATAATCGCACTGAAAAAGAATCAATCGATACAATAGGAAAAGCCTGGGAAAAAGGTTATAGGTTAAAACTCAAGCCATATCCACCTAAAGGCAACCCAGGAGACATTTTTAACGATTCTGGGCCAAACGCTATGAGATTGATGGTTAGTGATGCTGTTAAGGGTGAACGGTTAGAATACGGAGGACATGGAACGTGTACGCATCCATGTTCTTATGTGGCAATCATGATGGGTGCTAAAACAATTAATATCATTGGTTGTAATTTCAAAAATATAGAAGGAAAAGAGCATTTTGGAGTAACTAATAAAATAGATCATGACATGCGCCCAACAACGCCCTCGTTTACAGGATATAGAGGCACGAGAATGACACGTGGATTAGAGGGAATTATCGCTGGTTGTAATGACAATAATATTAAAGTGAATTGGATTAAATGTTTTAATGAAGCTAAAAATATCTTATAATATATGTATGTCAAAATTTCAAAAAGGCCATACTATTAATTTAGGTAAAAAACATTCAAAATCAACGAGAGAGAAAATGAGCGATTCTCATAAAGGAAAGGTTTTAACAGAACAACACAAACAAAGAATTGGTAAATATAGATTGGGTAAAAAACAGTCTTTATCAGTTAAAGAAAAAATTAGAAAAACACTTTTAGGAAAACCGCTTTCTGAAGAACGTAAGAAAAAAATTAGCGAAGCTCATAGGGGGCTTAAACATTCCGAAGAACATAAAAAGAAAATAAGTAAAGCTCTTAAAGGCATTATTAGGCCAAGAGGAGAAAAACACCATCTTTGGAAAGGTGGCATTTCTTTTGAACCTTATAATGTTGATTGGACAAGTACTTTAAGAAGAAGTATTAGAGAAAGAGATCATTATATTTGCCAACTATGTAATAGTTATGGCAAGACTGTTCACCATATTGACTATGATAAAAAGAATTGCGACCCTAAAAATTTGATAAATCTTTGTAGAAAATGCAATTCTAAGGTTAATTATAATAGAAAATATTGGAAAGATTATTTCCAAACACTTTTGGAAATACAAAATTAATTGGATAGAAAAATATGATACAAAAACCAAACAAGTTGTGTATCGGCATACGGACTCTAAACCGAACGAAATACCTAAAAAGGTGTCTGAGTTCATTAAACTTTGATAAATTTTATAATATAAGATAATGTCGTTTAAGGGTTTTCATCATTCTAAAAAATCAAAAGAAAAAATAAGCAAAAATAATGATCGTTTCTTTTTGGGTAAAAAATTTTCTAAAGAACATAGAAAAAAATTAAGTAAAGCAAAAATAGGACATATTCCTTGGAACAAAGGAAAGAAAGGATATATTTCAGATACAGGTAGAAAAAAAATTATTGAAACTAATAAAAGAAGGAAAGCATCAAATGAAACAAAAATGAAAATGAGTAAATCAATGATGGGGAAAAATAATCCAAGGTGGAAGGGTGGAGTAACATATAAACATACACTAATTAGACATTCAATACAGTTTAGACTTTGGCGAGAATCAGTATTTGCTAGAGACAATTATACTTGTCAAAAGTGTTCAAAAAGAGGTGGAAAATTACATCCTCACCATATTAAAAACTTCGCTGAATGGCCTGAATTGAGATTTGCGATAGATAACGGGGTAACCTTTTGCGAAGAATGTCATAGAATGTTTCACAAAATATATGGAAATAGAAATAATAATGAAGAACAGTTAAAAAAATTTTAAAAGATGAATAATAAATTATGTATAGGAATTAGAACTTTAAATAGAACAAACTATTTAAAGCAATGTTTAGATTCTTTGGCTTCTAATACTGATTTAGAAGGGGTAGACTTTCATTTCATTCAGGATGGAGCTGTCAGCCAATATACTGATATAAGATACGCATCAGATGAATCGATTGATGATAATTTAAATCTACTTAAAAAATCTAAGTTACCCAATAAAGAAATTCTGGTAAAGCCGTTTAATACTGGCACATCAATACACAAAGAACTACAACTAGATATTTTATTTCCCAGGTATGAATACGTCATTATGTGTGACGATGATTTGGTTTTTAGTAAAAACTACATTGCTAATATAAAAGTATTGTTTGAACAGTTTAAAGATGAACCAAAGGCGGGAATGTTACAAACATCATTTAGGCACGAGGGAAATAACCTTCAAGGATTAAAAAAAGCCGAAAAGTCAAAGGATATCATGTCATACGGATTTTCACATCGATGGGAACAAGGTTTTTGGAGGAAAAGCGCAGAGAAGATTAAACCAATTATTAGGCCATATTTTGATTTAATTAGAAATATTGATTTTAACAAACTGTGGAGAGAGTTAAGTTCTTATCCAGAGATTCGAAAAGAAATACACGAGATGTACGGTACAGCATTTGCAGGAGATCACGTTCTAGAAGTTAGTACTCAAACGGCTGGTTATTCTGGAATACACACAAACATTAATTTGCATAAGACTATTGGAAAAAGAGGAGGATATAGCTTTAAGGGAGGAAGGTTCGATATAGGAAATTATGGTGAAATCCAATTATATGATGTGGGGAATGTAGATAAATATCAAATTAAAAAAACATGATTTGTCCTATTTGTAAAAATACTACTTTTGAGGATTATAACGGCAGACACTTAGTAAAATGTACAAATTGCGGATCACTTGAGCGACATAGACTGTTGTATCTTTATCTTAAAAATGAAACATCTTTTTTTACCGCAACATTAAATGTATTACATTTCTCGCCAGAACCTTTCTTTGTAAAAATTTTTAAACCAATGAAAAATATGACTTATTTGGGAATAAATAATGCTAGGGGACAATGGCAAGTTGATATGATGCAAACACCATTTGATGATAATTTATTTGACATGGTTATTGCAATTCATGTTTTACCAGAGGTAAAAGATGATATTAAAGCAATGAGTGATATGTATAGAATCTTAAATACAGAAGGATTAGCCATAT